GTTGTGCTGCTTGCGATCTTTGCGCAATTCACCAATTTCTTCAGCCAATTTAGAAACCATGAAGTCGTTGAACTTCGTTGAGGATTCTTTGATCTTAGCTTGGAAACGGACGCGATCTTCTGCCAGTGCTTGCTTTTCAGCAGCAACAGCCGAGATCTCTGCTTGCAGACCTTCTGTTACCATGCGATCTAGGGCTTCCACCATTACTGTTTTGTCATGCTCATAGCGTTGTGCAAACTCTTCGCGGAGTTCTGCACGTACTTGTTCACGAGCCTCGAGCAGCTTGGCTTCCCATGCTTCGGAAATAGCTGTGCGAGTGTCTTCGTTGATCAAGTCGCTATCTAGTAAGGGTTTGAGTGCATCTAACATGCGTTTCTCCTAGATTTTGAGATCTTTGATGAGCTTGGTTATCTCGCTCTTCAAATATCTCTGTACTTTGTTGTCTCCCCCAGCTTCTTTGGCCATCTCGAACACACGATGACCATATTTCATGTTCATCAAGCCTTCATAGATTGCTTTGGGATATGCGTTGGGCGCACTGGGTTGGGCAACAATGTCGACAGTGACTATTTCAAAATCACTGACGTGTCCGTTGGCCTCGTTTACGTTTCCGGAACCGCGGCTCGAAACTCCTAATTTTACACCCGATTCCAACATGGTCTTGACCAGTTGGCCCATGGGTGTGGGTAGAATCTTTAATTTACCAAATCCGTTGGGACCATCCATCCACATCGAAACGATGATGTGGCTCACTCGATCCAAGTTGATCTTGAGGTCATCGGGATGGTCAACTTCGCCCATCACTGAGTAACCTTCTGTGATCTGTTCGTTCAGTGTCTGCACTGCACGCTCGATCTCGTTTACTGGATAAACACGCTCATTGGCATTCTTCACACCACCTTGGATGCAGATGCCTTTCATATAGAGGTCCTTACCTTCACCAGCGCCTTCAACAACAATGCCGGCCTGGTTAAAGGTAAGGTTTTCTCTGAGGTAAAGAGCCATTTACCCGCGGTCCTTATTGCTTGGGCAAGGGCGACTTGGTGTTGACACCAGCGGCTTGTCCAAGATGAGGTTTAGTAGCAGGCTTGGGTTCCTGTGTGCTTTGTGCAGGAGTGTTGCCTACTTTGCCAATTGCGTCTTTTGCTGTGGGTGCAGCACGACCTTGTGCTTCACCACCGGTTGTGCTCACAGGCTTGGCAACAGCACCTTTTGCGCCAGAATTGGCAGCAACAGGGCTCTTGGCATCTGTGCCAGCAGGCTCGGTAGTCACAGGCTTGGGAGCAGCTTTAAGGCTGACGTTTTCCATCATGCCTTCTGTTTCTAGTTCGTCAGCAGCGACTTCCTCAGCATCCATGTCGCCACCAAATTCTTCTTCGCCGCCCATTTCAACATCCATGTCGGCTTCTTCGGCGCCTTCGTCGCCCATAAGAGCTTCAAATTCTGCCATGAGTTCGTCCAGCTTGTCTTCCAAGTCAACCACGCGATCTTCGAGATCGGCATCGGCCATTTCTTCAGCGCCGGCTTCTTCGCCTTCACCTTCGATAGCGATACCTTCTTCTTCAACTTCGATATCATCGATGAGATCGTCAGCTTGGTCGCCGCCCATGGCTTCTTCCATGCCTTCTTCGACGGCCTCTGCAGACTCGTCCATCTCTTCTTTGTCTTCGTCGTCGTGCTTGGCTTCTTCGACGGTTTCTTCTTCCATCATCTCTTCGTAGATCTGACGGCTTTTCTCCACGACGATGTCGTGGAACAGTTCACGGGCTTTCGCCTCTTCATCATTGATCACATATTCGATCAGTTGTTCAAATTTATTCATGAGACCCTCCAAAAGTAATGGCTCTGTGATATATTTACAACACCACGGAGTTTTCTAGGTACTTTTGGGGGTATTTCTAGGTATTTTGGGGATTATACCAGGGGTTGTGCAGGAGGAGCGTACTGGGTTTGTACTTTTTTGAGTTTTTGTTTAAATTCGTAAGTGCGCACATCGTTGAGACGACGCAGTTTGTTGATCTGTCTCAGCGTGAGTTTGGTCTTGCGGAGATCGCTAAGATGCGGCTGCGAATTGTCTTGCTTCACATCTTGATAGGCTTCTGGTTCACGCTCGTAGAGTTCGTTAAGGATCATATCAATATTTATGCAGGTGCGCCCGGACTAGGCGGTACCACTGCTGCTCCTGGCTGTGACCCTGGTGCTGGTGCTCCTGGGACGCCCGGTACAGCACCTATTTCTCCTGGAGCGCCCATGTCTGCGAACTCTTGACCGGCAGTGATATCTGCTTCAAGATCTGCAGGAGTCACACCCACTGATCTGAGGTCTTGTCCTGTAGCCGAAGGTAGCTCTGGCTGGCTACGCTCTTCGTGCCAGAGTTTTTCGTTTTCGGTGATCTCTTCTTCAGTGAGTCCAAGGTATCGTTTGAGCAGGAAACGCTTGCTCATGTAAGGTACTTGTTCCAGGGCTTGGAAAGTATTGACACGAGCAGTGTCCAGCTCTGATTCCCGGTAACTGGCAAAGTTTTGCGGTGGGCAAAACTCCACGGAAAACAAGCCAGAATCGATGTTGAAACCGCGCCAACGCATGAACATCTTGAACTCGTCGTCCAGCTTTTGGATCACCAATCTCTGCAATCTCTCGCAATATTGATTGAATCTGTATTCTTGGATCAGTGCTGTGCCTACACGCCCATCGGTCAATGTGCGATCTGAATCATCGGGTCCTGTGGGCAAATAGCTCGAAGGCACACGTAAACCTCGGCACATCTTGTTGTTGAAATATTTTAAATCGTCGATTTCGCCCAGATTTGAACCTCCGGGCAGGGTATCTACGCTGGATCCGCGTCCATCAGCAGTCTGGGGAAAATAGTAGTCTTCATTGATGCTGAGTGGATTGTAACTGCTGTCCATGATGTGGCGCCCGTCGCCGCCGCCGGTGTGGCTGGGAATACGTCGCTGATGGATTTCGTTTTTAACACGTTCAACAAAGGCCATGGCCATGTGGCTGGGCATGTTGCCCACGTCGATTTTGAATACCCTGCGCTCTGGAGCACGAGCCACACGATAAATCAGCACAGCATCTTCCAAGAGTTCTTTCTGTTTGAATACCTTGAATATGGTTTCCAGCACGCTCATACCAAACGGCCAGTAATAGTCAAGACCCTCACTGAGGCTGAGATGCACCACATGCTTGGCGTCTATGACTGTTTCGTTCATGGCCGCTGAAAAACGGCTGCCACCCACACCTTGCCCACCTGCGCCGGCATTGGGAGCGGTATAGTTGAACGGTGCTACATAACCCGAACTGGGAGGATTGCTTTGATAATCTGTGGTGGTCTTGATGGCAATAGACAGATTCTGGAAGTTGGGATTGATGTCGCGGATCACGTATTGTTCGGGGCGCTTGCCTTCGCTTTCATTGACGATCACGCGGGCTACTTTGGTCATGTCTACCCAGTACATCTCAAATGTTTCAGGATCGCGCACGAACACCTGATCACCGTACTTGATGGTGTTGCGGAAGATACGGAAGATGCGCTGATCCAGCTTGTTGAGCTTGACCCATTGTTGTAACTGTTTCTTGATGATTTCTACTTCGTGATCTGTGGGAGTTTCGTTGTATTTGACCCGGAAAGGCACGTTGCTTTGGGTATCGAGCTGTGTGGAAAATTCGGATAAAATGTCTAGACAGGCGTTGATTTCGGGATCAGCATCCATGTTTTCGTACTGGTTATAGCGCTCAATACGGTTAGGGTGGCCGGTGTAGACTTCGGGCAATCGGCTGGCATAGTTACGATAGACGATATCTGCGTGACCTTGCAAAGGATCACCGCCGATGTTCCTGCCGTATCCAGGCAATCCGTTAGAGTCTCTGCCACTGAGTGGACTCAGAGTTCCATCAGAATTTGCGACTTTGAAGTATTTTTTCCAGGCCATAACTATCCTTGACTAGTGGTATATTTACCGCTAACTTGAGGACATCTGCAGTATCTTCTGGCTGGTATCTAATTGTCTGCGCATGAGTTCAACCATGTCGTCCAATCTTGATATTTGGGACATCACTGCATTGACTTGCTCGCGCATGTTATTTGACAGATCGGGCATTTCTACAGGGATAGTACGACCATCTTTCAATGGGATGATGGCTTCGGTGCCATGTAACACAGCGGTGTATCCGCTAGTGGGACCAGATGCCACACCACCAAAACGATAACCGCTACCACCCATTTTATCAGAGATCACCTTTTTAAGATCACCTACGCTGGAAACGCCGCGGAATATGGCAGGATTGCTGTCGATGATTCCTTTGTTAAACAAATTAGTGACCGGCACTGAATCAGAATGGGTGAGTACTGCCCGGGCGCCGGCTGGACCAAAAACGTGTGCCATATAGACCGCAGCGTCAGTGGTGCTGAGCCCTTTGCTGGCCAGATATGATCTTAGATTATCTATCTGAGCGTTCAATGCTTCCTTCTGCAAGGAGGCGTTGCCTTGATATTGTTCAAATGTGGTGCCGTAGAGTGCGCTGCCCGGAGAAGAAGATTTTACCAGATCCTGATATCTACCACGTGTGATCTGCCCCAATCCTGAAGCTGAACTGTAGGGGTTGCGTGCAGTAACCGAGCCACCTTCGGCCCTGACTATTTTGCTGGCTAAATCACCAATGGCTGCAGCAGTACCCCTGGCTGGTCCACCAGCGGCTGCTGCACCCGTGGCTGCTGGTCCACCAACCGTTCTAGCACCCGGCATGGCACTGACTGCATTGGCAAACAGTTTGGTTGCGCCAGCAAAGGTATTGCCGGTCTGGGCAAACGATCTCACCACACCGTCCATGCTCATGGCTGCGTTCAGCTGAGATCTCCCACCATCTACTAATTTCCCTAATTCTGCGTTGTTTAGTAACTGTAAATTCTTTTCGTCTTTGAGAAACTCATCCAGGGTCATGCCTTTCTGGGCAGCCATTTCTTGTATGCGTTGCAGGCGGATATTGGCATCCAGCAGCTGGGCGATGTTGCCCTGGATGACATCAATCTGGCCGGTGAATCTCGTGGTTTCGCTCAGTGAATCAATCTGATCTTTTGCAAATCCCAATGATTTCTGCAAGGTCTCTGCCACAGTTGTGTTGGGATCATTTAGCGCATCGTGGAGTCCTAATTGCATAGCAGCACGGACCGATTCCGGTGTGCTCATTACCCCGCCGCCAGCGGCAAATTGGAGAGTACCGGTGGCCAGGTCTGTCATACCGGCTGCACGCAGCATTGCAGCCAATCGGTTGGCTTTTTCTAAACGTTTGACCTCTTCAGTATCTCCGCGAATTTCAGCTGCTCTCTGCGCACTACGGAATCTCGCATCGGCCATGTTGGCATCAATGGCTTTTTGCTGCGCTTCTCGGCTCGCCCCAGTGAGTTGGGACATGAGGTCCATCTCTTTTGCAAACTTAGAACCTTCCACTGCCAATTGCTGTGCGGTCTTGAGCTCA